ACGCAGATACTATATTCTGTGCCTATGCAGTAGTTGCTATGCACCTAACTGGTGAGAAAAGCACTAAGAATATTGGTAGATCTATTATGAAAAAGGTTAAAAGTATTAATGTTGTGCAGAGTACAAATCATACAGTTCATTAGCATATTCTAAAGCATCTAAATCATAGTATTCCCAAAACCTATGTTCTGGTTTATACTTACCCCATGTCAGTTCCGAATGATGTTCAAAACATAAAGGTACTACAAGCTGATTAGATCTTTTGAATTGAACCTGAGAACCTCGTAAGTGATGGACATTCATTGGTGTATTTGATGTACAACCTGGTATGCAACATCCATGTTGAATTATTTTATTAAAATATTTTTTTTCTTTAGATGTATATTTGCCCATCCCAAGAACCATCCTTCCTTAATAACATTGGTATTAAGTATGGTACACCATTTATGATGCAACCACAAGATAGTATTGGTTTGGCTACATTGATCTTCATGTATGCCATAGCTAGAGATGTTTTATTTACTAAACAACCTACAGACATACCCCAGTTCAAATGAAAGTCGTTTCCGACATACTCTATATTTGATTGGGTATGATAGTGTCCTTGACACACCGAAGCCGACATAAGTTGTACTGACTTTACAATATTCTTAGATACCTGGTGTGCAAAGTATATTCTACCTAATTGATTATTTTCCCAATGGTACTCTTTCCATTTCCACCGAGATGATACATCAAGTATCTCATTATAATCTTTTAAAAAGAACTTAGACATTCCTTTTGCCATAGCTCTGCGCAGAACCATAGATCCATGATTAGATTCTAGTAAAAGCATATCTGGATACATCTTTTCTAGTTTTTTCATCCAGAACTTACCGACTTCTAGTTCATCAGCAGCAGAAGGCAGATCTGGATTGATAACATGACTAACATTAATAGAGTGCCAATCCATCTCATCCCCTATGTTTATAACTTTATCCCAAGAATACCTAGTTTTTAGTTTATTTAGGAAAGAAAAGCTGTCAGGGTGATGATATGGTATATGTAGGTCAGAAATCACTAAAATTTTGTCCATATTTCCTGTTTTAAGGACTGTAGGACTATGTTTTAATTTTTTCGTGTATGATCTACTTCTCTTTTTTAAACTTGTCTGCGATCTTTTCACCTGATCTACCAATAGTATATCCTCCGATACCTACTAAGATAATATTTAGTAGAGAGTTTTGTACAGATTCTGGAATATTAGGTGCAGTATAACCGAACCAATGGGCAACCATCAAACCAGCAAAGACCAACATCATAATCGGTCGCCAGTTTCTTTGTAGAAAACCACCTTGTGCTTCTGTTTGTATAATTTTAGCAGCACCTTCTAGTTCTGCTAGTTCACCAGATATAATCTTCTCCTGGACTTTAGCTTTGAGTTTCTCAGCTTCACCTTTATTGTCTACTACTTTGTCTATAGTTTTAAATACAGCACCAGCAATAGGTCCTAACATATTAAGCAACATCTATCTCCCTCATAATCAGAGCTAATTCCGAAGCTCTATTCGGTGTTTGACGATACCAAAGAGAATCAATCATCTCATCAGATGCATCTGTATATCGTTCTTCTTGTAATGCTGAAAGCATACCTTTGAATTTAGATACACCACCTTCACCCATTTGGTAAACCATTTCTATAATTACTTCTCTTGCAACAATATCTATATCACAATCACCGAGTATATTGTCAGCGCCTTCACACGCAGTTTGGAAATCTTTTTCAAATAGTTTATTCCAACCTTCTTCAGTAGTGGGGATCTCTTCTCCAGGTATTATCTTGTGACCATAGCCACCAGTATCGAAACCTTCCGAACATTTATAGACATCAACTCTATAGCCTTCGTGTTTCTTTATCCGTTCTTTTAGTTCCTCAAATGGCATCTTCTTGTTTTTGTGTACAGAATCCTGTTACAAACAAATCCTTATTATTCTTGATACTGTATCTAAAGTTATCCACATATGCAAGGCATTGTGGGATAGATACAAATGTTTCCTCATGCAGAGGTTCTACTACGCAAGTGTTTTCAAGGGGTGATGTTAGTGATTGTACACAAAATACAATGATAAGATAAACTTTCACTTAAACTGTATCATAATGATTGCTAGTAGGTTTGAGAATACTAAAAATCCTACTGACCACATGACCTTCTTTATCATAGATATATCAGTTTCTATATGTCTAAGGTGATTTGATTTAATGACTTCGATATCCTTTTTTATAATCAGGATATCTTTGTCTAACTTATTGATTTTCTCCGACTGACTTGGCATTTGCTGTATCCATAGTTTCTATCTTTTCAGATAGATTTAGGTTCTTGAACTTATTAAGTTCTGTTGTTAGGTGCATATTCATTTCTTCTTCTTCAGTTAGTCTTAATATCTTTTTTGTTAGGTAAGTAATAAATATCTCTTGCTCATCAATTACCTTCTGTAATTTTGTTGTTTGCCTTTTATTGGCTCTGGCTTCTTTACGCCATTTATTTACTTCTTTTTCATGTTCAGTCATTACTTTACTTTACTCATTGATCTAATAAATTCAACACCTTCTATAGTTTCTATTTGTGCTTCTACTTTAACACATTGTATACTTGCTGTATCAGATTGCATATTCCGTGTCATAATTCTTTTCTTTTCAAGACAATCTTTTACACCATCAGTAACTGTATGTTCTATCATAGTACCACCAGAGAACAATAGTAATGCTATAATTACTTTAGTTACCATATCCGTTTGCTCTTACTTTGTCTTTCAGTTCTTCTATATCGTCTAGTGCTTTCTCTACATCAGTTTGTAGTCGCATAATATTTACTTTATTATGTGCCATGTTTTCTAAATCTTCAGACATACCTTCTACTTGTTCTGATACAAATTCTAATAACATAAACTGTTCCTGATCTATAGGAGTTTGATCTGCGTTCTTTACCAAGTCAGCTTCAAATAGAGTAGCTCTAGTTTCTATATTATTTAGTCTTTCAATAATACCAAAATACGCCCATACTGCTGTTGCAGTAATACCTAATAGACCTAGTAAATTCTTAAGAGGTAAGCCTATCTCTGTTTTTTCAGATAGACTAGGCATTACCTACATACACATTCGCCATTACAATATTCACACATTGTCTACTCCTTTGGATATTTATCTTTGACTGCCTGAATAGTTGCTTTCCAACCATCAATACCATTATGGAAGATATCATCTAACTGATCTTGCCATGTTGGGTACTCAGAAGCTCTATCTCTTTGATACTGATTATTGTCGTATTCAGTCTGTAACTCAGCTTTCTTTGTTGATACTTCTGCCCATGTAAATAACTGTGGTCCGAAAACAGCTGTACCATTTTCATCTGCACCAGTTACATATTTTACATTAGCTTCATACTCAGCTTGACTGCTAGGTTCACCTGATACTACAAACTCTGCATCATCTTTGAGAGCTTTGATTGCACTTGCTATATCTATTGTCATTTGTTTTTCCTTTCTTTGTTAAATTTAACCTTCTATTTCTATGGCTGTAATGTGAGCTTGTTTGCTTCCGTCATTTATCTGCACTTGGTCGCCATTAATTTTTTTCATTTGTAATTTGTAAGTTACCTGACTATCGGTTGAGGGTTGATCTACAACATGATATCCAGGTGTGTGCATATCTCTTTGTTCGTTGTTTGCTTCTCTATTGCCTAATCTAAACTCTGAAATACCAGTTGAATCTCTTAATACTTTAAAATCAAATACAGCACCTTGATTACTCGAACTCATAACTCTTGCACCAAAAGTAATCATTACCAATACTTTTGAACTTGATGAGCTAGGAGTAATGTTAACAGAATGATTAGTTATATCTGTAAATGATGTAGAATTTGTACTTGATGTAGTAGTTGTAACTGTTGTTTGTACTTGTAATACTTTACCTAAAGACAATCCACTAGCTGAAGTAATAGTTGAAGGTAATGATGTACCACTTAAGGCAGTTGCTGGTAATCTTGTGATAGCCATTATGCTAGTACCTCCATTAGTGTCATTGTTCCAGTTGTTACATCATTATTATAATAAAAAGTTCCAGAAACCATTTTTGCATACCAAGAATAGGTAGTTGCACTTGTTGTATTTGGAGAGTCTAAAAAACTATAAGA